ACCACGTCGACGGGCACGGTCCCGGTCAGCTGAAGCACCAGCTGGGACCAGTCCTGGAGGTCATCGAGCGGGTTGGAGGTGGTGACGCTCCACAGCGTCGACGCCGTGATCGTGTTGCCGGCGGCGCGTCCGAAGTCGATCACCACGGTCGGGTACTTGTCTCCCGAGATGGTCGACTTGCCCGTGGTCAGGACTTCGCCCGCCATCACCTCCAGGCGGCGGTTCAGCATCGTCAGCTGGTCCTGCATGTCGCGGGCGACCATGGCTCGCATGCGATCCGCCGGGCTCAGATTGCCGCCGATGGGCTCGCCGGGATACCGCTTGAGCGGGCGGTTCATGTCGAAGACCCGTTTGTCCTTTACGTAGGCAGGCTTGAACGTCGAGGTCTTGAAGTTGAGCGAGGCGACGATCTGGCCTTCGACCAGCGGACTCACGAACGGCGTGATGCGCCGCTTGCCGTCGAGCGTGTCGAAGTGGATCTCTTCCGTCGTTTCGGACTGTGTGATCGGGAAGAAGCGGTCGAGCAGGAATTGCGGATCACCCAGCAGGCTGGCGACAACCCGGTTGAGGGTGTCCGTCGAGAACAGGTCGGCCATGGGTCATGACTCTTCCTTCGGCGGGCTGAACTGTTGAGGGTTTGCCGCACGCAGGGTCGTCGCCAGACCCGGCGTGCGGCGCTTCCGATGCGCTGGCCTACACCGAGGTCGTCGGTTCGGGCGTGGTCGCGTCCGGCGCCGGCGGATTCGCCAGCTGCGGCTGGTTCTGCTGCTGCTCCGGCGTCAGGTAGGGCCACAGGCTGTCGCGGGGCGCGGCAGTGGCTGCCGGCGCGGGCGTGGTGGTGGTCGAGGTGGACGCCGCCACGTTGGCGGCGACGGCGGCTTCGGCGGCGGCTTGCTCCGCAGGGCTGGGCGCGGACTTCACCAGCGTGCCGTCGGTATAGACTACCGATTCGATCTGGATGTCGAAGTTGCGGAGGTTGTCGGAGACGGCGCTGTGCGACAGGGACGCGGGCCAGATCACGGCGTCGGCCTTGAACTTACCGCCAACGTAAACCGTCACGGTCTGGGCACCCTGATTGGTGTCCACGTCGTTCACCAGGATGCAATTGCAGTCGGTGGCGAGGGCGGGCGCGGTGACCGCTCCGGTGGTCGGGTCGATGTGCATGATCGTCCCGCGCTTGTAGACGGTCGTTCCGGCGGCGATGCTGCCGCTGCGGCTCACCACGTCGTCCCCGTCGCTCAGAAGCGGCGAGTAGGTGAACGACTGGCTGGAAAAGCTGGCTTGTCCGATGGGGCTATAGGTCGATCCCATGTGTTATTTCTCTCCTTTCGAAATTAGGCCGTGCGTTTGCGGCCCTGCGGCACGAAGGCCAGCACGCGGGCGGCTTCCGCAGTCGGTGAATCGTCCACGTCGGGACCTTTGATGCCGACGCTGGGGTTCTTCAGGCGGGCCATCTCTTCGGCCAGCGGATTGGGCGCGGGAGGCGCCGCAGCTGCGGGCGCGGCCTTCGGGGATGCCGTCAGGATGGCGCGGGCAGCTTCCGGCGTCATATCGGTCGAGAGCGCGAGGTGGCGGGCCAGCTGCTCGCGGCCTTCGGCTTCGGGCGCATTCAGGATGGCGGCGATGCGCTCGCGTTCGTTGACGGGCGGCGGTGCAGCCAGGACGGTGACCGGGGCCGTGGTGTTGGTGACAGTGCCCGTGGTTGCCGCCGGCGGCGTGACAGGGTTCGGATTGTCCATAGTGCTCTCCTTTTGGCTTGAAATGAACACGGCACGTGGCGTCGATGCTGCCGCCAGACGTGCCACCAGCGGCTCGAAACTGCCGATCTCGTCGGCCATGCCCGCCGCTACGGCGCGGCTCGCGATGAGGGTCTTGCCTTGGCCGAAATTCTGCTCCACGTTCTCCACGGTGGTAGAACGGAACGCGGCCGTGCGCCCGATGAAGATCTCCGCGAGCGCATCGACCATTTCGAGGATCACCGCCCGCCCTTCGTCGGTCGCCGCGTCGGGCCGCTTGTAGGGCGACTTGCTCGAAACGATCTCGTAGGTCCGCACGCCTTGCCGCTCCTGCGCGGGGCGGTTGTCGCGGACGGACGCCACCACGCCGATGGAGCCCAGCAGGCTCGACTCCGCGGCGATGATGGTCGGCGCGGCTGCGGCCAGCCAGTAGCCGCCGGAGGCCGCGAGGCCGTCCACGTAGGCCGTGACGGGTTTCTGCTGCGACCCGGCGCGGACCAGGTCGGCAAGCTCCTGGATGCCGTCGACCTGCCCGCCGGGTGAGTTGACGTTGAGCACGATCTGCTTCACCGCGCCGCTATCCAGGGCCGTCTGGAAGTCGTTGGCGAGGCCCTCGACCGAGGTCGCGCCGCTGATCATCGTGAACAGGTTGGCGTAGCGGAAGATCGGACCTTCGACGTTGAGGATCGCCACACCATCGCGCACGGTCGAGGACCAGCTGTTGTTGTCGAGCGGTCGGCCCAGCTTCGTGGCGACGGCGTCGAGGTCGACGCCTTCGACCGGGCGTTCGGCGATCTCGATCATGGTCTGGAGCGCACGCGGCGTGATGGCCCACGGTCGGTCATGGAGTTCGTTCAACACGCGGAACGGGGAGACTTGGCGCGGCATTATGCGGCCTCCTTTTGCGGCCCCTGCGCGGGCTCTTCGGCGGTGTCGGGCGCGGCCTGCTCGCCTCTGGGCGGCGCTGGGGTGAGCGGTGGCACCAGATCCAGCTGCTTCATGCGCTCCATCTCGAGCGCCCGTTGCTCCAGCACATCGTTCCAGTCGAGGCCCTGCTCCGCGCACTCGACCTCCAGTGTGGAGATGAGTGAGTCCATGCGGATCTGCGCGGCCTGCGCTTCCTTCACCGGGTCGATCCAGCCGCGACCGGGGCCGATCCACTTCGCCTTGAGGTAGAACGGCATGTTCTCGTAGAAGCCCGGCGCGTCGATCATGCCGGCGTTCACGGCCTCTTCCAGCCAGAGCTTGTAGACGGGCGCGGCCCAGTAGGTCGCCAGCCAGGTCCTGCGGTTGATGAAGAAGCGCCACGCCTCAAGCAGCGCCGCTCGCGCCGATGAGTAGTTGGTCTTCGAGAAATCCTTGAGGACCAGTTCGTAAGGCATGCCCAGTGCGGTTCCGATCTGGCGCAGGACCGTCTCGCAAAAGTTGGCGAACTGCGGCGCGGGCCGGGCGGGCGTGAACGGTGTCATCTTGTCGCCGGGGTACAGCGGGATGAACGTGCCGCCCTCCAGCTGCACGCGGTACTCGCCCTTGGTCTGCAGGTAGGCGTTGGGGTCGCCGCCCATCATTTCAGCGATGCCGGCGGGATCCATCGGCGTCTCGATCACGCCCGCCACCAGCGAATTCACGATGGAGGACTGAAGCTCCGTCCGCTGGTAGGAATCGAGCATCCGGAACTGCTCGATGATGGGCGCGAGGATCGGCTTGCCGCGCGTCTGGTCGACCCGGTCGGCCTGGAACACGTGGATGACGCGCTTGCGGCCCGAGGGCGTTTCCGCCGGGATGCGCTCCCACTCCGTCACGCCGAAGCCCAGCCAGGAGCCGTAGCCGAGGCCGTAGGTCCACATGTCGTACCCCGGCCAGTTCATCTGCTTCATCACGTAGTAGGCCGTGGGCTTGCCGTACTTGTCCATCTCGATGCCGCCGCGCAGGTTCAGGCTCGACGGCGCGAAGTTCGGGTTGGACAACCGATCCGTCTCGACCAGCTGCAGGCACGTCCGGAACGGCGTGTCGCCGCGCTCCATCCACAGCGGAAGGGCCACTGCCTCGCCACACTGCAAGGACAGACGGAAGACCAGCTGTGTCACGGTGGCGAACGTCATGCGCCCCGCCACGTCGCACGCCGTCGTATTTGCCCACGTCGCCCACAGGCTCTCGACCTGGCGGCTCCAGTCTTCGGCCCAGCCGATGTCGCGGCCCAGAGCGCGGTAATCCGGCGATGCCGACAGGCGCAGGCCGATGCCGACGGTGTTGTCCTGCAGGCTCTGGAACGCGCCCGAGGCGATGCCGCTGTTGCGGTCGAGGTCCCGGCTCCGCGCCACCAGCAGGTCGTAGGACGGCAGCAGTTCGGCGTCGGCGGGCTGGCGGAGGGGTTGCCAGTTGCTCAACTGCTTGCGCGTGCGTGAGGCCCCGGAATACGGGGAGTCGCGGTAGGCTCCACAGCCGCAGCTGCCGCCGTTGCCGTTCGCGCCGAAGCGGACCCCATTCTGGTTCATTGAACCGGATGGAACGGGGCCCGCCCAGCGTGCGAGCAGCCGCGAAAGCAACCCGGAACGCGGCTGGAGCGCAACCGAAGTGTTGGCCGTGCTCATGGGCAGGCCTCCACGCTAATGGGTCGACGGCGCGTCGACGCCGCGGTGGTGGGATCGACCATCCCCTTCAGGTAGTCGATCAGCTGCTGCAGCTGCGTGATCGTGGTCGGCATGTAGGCCACGCGGCCCAGCTGCGGCGTCTCGATGACCTGCGGCGCCTGCCCGCTCGCCAGCAGGAACAGCTGCATCTGCGCCTGCGCGAGCAGAGCGGCGTAGTCGGGTGTGCTTCCGTTCGCCATATTCACTCCAGCCAGTCGTTGCGCGACCGGATCGGGTTGAACTGCGGCACCGGGGTCGCGGGCTTCGCCATCGTCGCCGGCGCGACCTGCGGCGCGGCCAGCGGATCGCTCAGGGCCTTCTCGATGTCGTCCCAGCGGTGCGCCTGCCAGCTTTCGAAGCGCAGGCTCCCGGCGGCGGCGCGGGCGTAAATGCGGCAGTCCAGCGCCTCGTTGCGGTCGCGGATCTTTTCCCAGTTGCTGACGCGCCGCCCGTTCACCGTGCGCGTCACGAGATGCTCTGCCGTCAGCTGCTCGAAATACTCCTTGGCATACTGCGGGAAGTGGCAGAAGCCCACGGGCCACGGCTCGCCGCGGCTTATATCGGGCACGGGCTGGCGCAGCCAGCGGTACAGTTCCTCCTTCGCGATGTTGGTATTCACCGGCCACAGCCGGATGCCGTACTTCACCTTCTGGCCCTGCGGGCCGACCTCGATCAGCGACGGGACGCCGATCACGGTGGGGACGCGCGTCTGCCCCTTCACGGCCATCACCCGCTGCCGTTGCTGCTTGCGGACCCAGTCGTACACCGACATCGTGTTGAAGCCCGAATCCACGGCCATGCGGCGGATCCGCGTCCGCTGCCCGTACTCCGTCGGGAACTCCTCATCGAGCAGTTCGGAGAGCGCCGCCCAGACGGCGGGCTGGTTCGTCTCGCCTTCGAACACGCGGTAGTCGACCGACCAGGACTCCTTATTGCGGCCCCAGGCGACCACCTCGACCTCCAGTCGGCGCACCTGCACGTCGACGCCGGCAGTGACCACGAGCCCGCCGCGAGGCACCACGCCAATCTCGTAGCCCTCGCGCCGCTCGAAGAGCCGCTCCGAGTCGGGCACCTCCGCGGCGTCCATCCACGGCAGGCCCAGCACCGTGTTGTAGAAGACCTGGAGTTTCTCCGGATCGTTCGCGGCCTTCTCGCGCCTCTCCGCGACCTGCTGCCAGGAAAGCCAGCCCACGGGCGAGTAGAGGCTGGGCAGGTGGTAGCCGTGCGTCTTGCCGTCGCCCGGTTGCTGCGGTCGCCATACTCCACGCGGCAGCATCCAGTTCTTCTGGTGGTTTTCGATGGGCTTGGCGCAGGCCTCGCAGTAGTAGACGGCCTTCTCCGGGTGCCCCTTAGGCCAGCGCAGCTGCGCGACCTGTAGCACCAGCAACTCGTTGCAGTGCGGGCAGGGAATCCAGAAGTGCCGCTGGTCGGAGTTCTCGAAGAAGTTCTCGATGCGGCTGCGGCCCGACACCACGGGCGTGGACGTGATGAGGATCTTGCGGCGTGGGAAGTTCACGGTGCGGGCAATCGCCAGACCGCAGGGTTCGCCTTCTCCATCCACGTCGCCGGGATAACCGTCCACTTCATCGAGAAATAAGTACCGCGCCGACATAGAGCGCAGTCCTTTGGCCGAGTTAGCGCCGACCATAACTAGGATGCCGCCAGGAAATTCCTTCGATAAGACGGTGTTGCCGCCGTCGCGGGAGCGCGACTCCTTCACCAGCCCTTTCAGCACGTCGGAATCCTCGATCAGCGGCCCGATGCGCTGTTTCGAGTTGCGCTTCGCCATCTCCGTCGTCGGCTGCACCGCCATCATCGGTCCCGGCGCGAGATGCATGTTGAAGCCGATCCAGTTGTTGCCGCACTCCGTCTTGCCGACCTGCGCCCCCGCCATGAAGATCACCACCTCGACCCGCGACGAAGGCGAAAGATCGTCCATGATGTCCCGCAGGTAGGGCACCCGCGAGGTGCGCCACGGGCCCGGTTCCGGCGACGAGCGCAGCGTGAGCATCCGGAACTGATCGGCCCACTGGCTCACCTTGAGCGCCGGGTCGGCACGGAGGCCGTCACGGGCACCGCGCCGATAGATCTCCACGCCCGTGGCCGTCATTCGATCCGGCCCTCCGCGAAGTCGGTGCAGATGCGCCGCAGTTCCGCTTCCAGGATGTCCTCGACGGTGACGGCTTCCGTTTCCGCCGCCAGCTGCGCGGCGAGGCGCGGCGGCAGATTGAAGAGCGCGTCCCGCAGCATCCGGTACAGCCGGAAGGCTTCCTGCTCCACTTCGTCCTTGCGCACATACAGGCCGCGCTTCTGTTCCAGGTCGAACTGCTTCCGCTGGACTTCGTACACCTCGCGCAGGGCCCTCGCGTCCGCGAACGAGATCCCCGGCACGGGTTCCGTCGAGCGTTGCTGCGCCGCCCGCCGCGCAGGCTCATTCTGCGAGCCACCCCCTGTGGTATGCGGCTTCGGCCCGGGCCGCGCCATCGCCAGGTCGCTGTTGTCCTCCCACGCGGCGTCGGCGACTTCGGAGTCGATCAGGTTGTCGTCGGTGAGGCGGATCCGGCCACGCGCGATCGCGAACTGGACGGCCTGGAGGCCGCAGTCGCGGTGTGCCGCATATTCGGTGACGCGCATTAACACGGGACGGTCCTTGCGGGCAAGCTCATTCCGATGTACCCTTGCTGCTAGGAACGTCAGCAGAAAATCTGAAGGGAGCCGCCCGGAGATGGCGGCTCTTTCCATGTGTGGCTGAAACGCTACACTCTGTTAATCCAAACCTCTACCAGATTTCACCCCTCCACGTCAACGAAATTCCTCGAGCCTGCAGCAATTTGCGTTGTGGATAAGCTACAATATCGTTTCGGGTCGGCTGACGCCGACTGTCCTGCCCTAGCCGCGGTCCCTGCGGCGCAAATCACACAAAAACTCCGACGCGGGCGGCTTGAGCGGCAAGCCATTGCAACTAAGCAATTTAATGCCTGCCGGAGTCGCTCGCTGGTGCGGGCGGCGAAGCCCGCGAGGGGGTGTCCGGCTGGAAGGACCCGCAAGTAATTCTTGTCACGGGACTTATCTGATTTCACCCATTCCTCCATTGACACGGTGCACCGCATGTGCAGGCGTCAGCCCTCGACCTAATGGAATCCACGGCTTACGATTTTCGCGCCTTGAGGTGAAATTGTCGCCGGCATGGGGTGAAATCGCGGAGAACCGAGGGAAATACCGTGGGGTGAAATCGGGTTGATTTGTTCGACGCGATGTGTCGATGCGAAACCTGGCGCGTGGGGTTTGTGCTGTGCGGCTGTGGTCGGGCCCGATGGTTGCCGCGGTTGCGGCTGTGGTCGGATGTGCGGCTGTGGTTGCGGCTGTGGGGCTCTAGGACGACCTCCAAAAAGGAAAAGCCCCAGGGTTTCCCGTGGGGCTCGAATCGGAAGGATTTGCAGGGGCTCTAATCGCGTGCTGTGGAGTCTGTATCGTGCCAGTGCTGAATATCCGATAGCGTCATTTCAAGGCACACGCGCACATCAGTATGACGTGCCAATTTCCACGCGATGAAAACGAACAGTTCAACGAGTATCTGTTTCATGGCTTACGCTCCAATCTGGATGAACTTCTTTGCTCCGGACCCATGCACCACAATCGCGATATCCTTCCGTGGGTCCGATGCGTAAGAACCACTGCAGAGCCTGCAATCGGCGCATGTGGTCCGGTGATTGGCTTCATCCGATGCTGGGCAAACAATCTCACGTTCCATCAGTGCGCCATCGGCTGTACGAACGCGGAATGTGCGCCACCCAAGCGACTTCGCATACTGGTACTCTGCAACCGAATCAACCGATGCCATGAGATGCGCACCATACGGCCCATATTCCGGATTCGCCCATTGATGGGTGTAGCCTGTCCAACCGTCGGAATGCAGGGCTAACTCCGCAAAGATGTGCATGGGGATTAACACGGGCTCACCGTATGCGCCGAATCGGATCTTCCTACCTGCGAAGGTGTACTTGTAATCTTCAATCGCCAGCATCGGATACTTCCCGCGTTTGTAGGCGTTCCAGATTGCATGTGGTGCCTGAAACACCTTGACGTAGCAGGTTCTATCCTTCGGACCCGAACCCCTATGTTTGCAATCGAAACAGACAATATCATCCTGTCCACTGCGCACTGCATCCACAGGGCTAATATCCTTCGGCAGAATCCAGACCTGAACCATACCCCCTGTTTTCGGGTTTTCGGTGGCCATGGTCGCGATAACAACGTACTGCGCGTTTTCACAGAGTAAGTAGCCCTTCAGCTTGTTTGTCATAAGTCGCAAGGTTAACAGCCGACCTATGCGACTTAGGAGTTAAACGAACTTGCGCACAATGGGATAAGCCCGTATTGTGCCCGTAGCAGGCCTGATATGCCTGCTATCGACTAAGCCAATGAAGTATCAACGGTTACACGGAATGGGATGCAATCGGCGGTTCAGGGAATCAACTCCGATTGACAAACCAAGAGTTTTCAATCGGTTATGTCGATATGCCCCCGTCGGATCCCCGAAAGCTGGGAAGCCAGCCACGCCCACCCAAGCGAAATTCTCAGGTCAAACGAAAACCGAAATCGGATTAGGGTCCCCCCCGGCCAAAAGAAAAAGGCCCACGTTCCAATCGGAACGGCGGGGCAAGAAGAGGCAGGTCGGTACTTAGGAACTTGACTGGTCCGCAGCACAGGGGCGTAGGCTTCGCCGCGCTGTGCGACCGGGCACTGGGCATGGGAGGCCGCGAAGGGCCAAAATATCAGGCACTCGCCTGCCCTTGCCACGATTCGGAGACCGGTCGCTTTCTCGAATTCGCACTGTTACGGTTGTCACTAGATCACTCCTGCCGGTTGACGTTCCTGTCAATCTTGCACTTCTAATTCCGAGTCCAGGTATCCCCGCACTTTTATCCAGACTCCTGGGTAAAAATGCGCACTTTTGGTTATTGGATCAGCTTGGGCCAACCAGGAACGCCGGCCGTGGCGATCAAAGGCTGCCGCCCCAGCGATACTGCCAAGCAATCCCGATTAAATCGAAATTGTTCCCGGGTAAGCGCCGACACCCTCTGCTGGCGCGACAAGACAGGCAGTCCCGGTTTTGAGGCTCGGGAACCGTTCCTGAGCGACCCGGCAACGGGACGCTAAGCCGTGAGTAACCTGATCTCAATTGGTTATTAGTATCCGAAACCCGTCCAGCCGTTCCTTTTTCTCAACATTCGACAGATGAGGATCAGGATCGCCGAGAAAAAGAGCAGAATCAGCGCTTTGACGGGAATGGAGCCGCTCCGTGCGACGGGCTGAACTGGAGGAACGCTCAGGGGCGCCGCGGGCGGCAACACCAGGTAGTTGGCCTTCCCCAGTTGGCGGTAGATCTCTCCCGCGATACCCGCGGCCCGAGGCCCTGACCCGCTACCGACCAACAACACCACCACCACCAGTTTCTGTCCCCCACTGTTGAAGCCTCCGAACCAACCCAGATGCGTGCGGCCTTCTCTGCAGGTACCGGTTTTGCCGGCTATCGGCTCTGTCTGGCGAGCGGCTCGCGCGGTACCCTCCTCCACCGCTGCGCGGAGGCCCGGGATGATCTCGGAAATGGCCTGGTCACTGCTCAGCTTTCGCTTAACATTGGGCGTCAGCCAGGCTAACTCATATGCTTGGCGAGGATACTGAAGGCAGTAAAGCGTGCCTCCGTTAGCGATCGCGCCCATGATCGCTGCAAACTGCAAAGGAGTTTGGCCGATCTCTTCGCCAAAGCTGCACAGCCTGCCAACGCCCCCGTTGGACGGCGGCATACTGGGAAAACGCCCAGCTCCCTCGCCGGCAATATTCAGGCCGGCTCTTTCAGCATATCCGAACTGGCGTGCGTAGTGGCTGATCTTTTCGAAGCCGAGTGCGCAGCCGAGTTGGTCAAAAAAGTGATTGTTGGAGTGTGCCAGCGCGCGGGTCAGATCGAGGTTCGTGCGACCTACCGGAACTGTAGCGCCGGGCGCGATCACTTTCTCACTCAGAGCTGCCATCGCGACAGATACCTTGAAGGTGGAACACGGCTGGAAGCCGTCGCCCAGCGCCAATTTTTGATTCAGAATCGAAAGAATACGCCCCGTCGAAGCGTCGACGACAACCACTGATCCGTATTTGTGCCCGAGGGCTTGCACCGCGATGCGCCGAACAGTCATGTCCTCGCCTGTCAGGCTGTCGCCATCGGCGGAGTTCGGGTAAGCTGGTTCTCTCGACGGGCCTCGTCGAACCTCTCGCCGTGAACGTGAGTTCCGGCGACGGTCTGCCGTCAGCGGCACCCGGACATGGGCCGCGCGTTTGGCGCGCTTCTTGGTTCGCGTTACGTGAGCGCCCGCCCGGTGAGCCGATACGTGAGCGCCCTTGCGGTGAGCCGTTACGTGTGCGCCCGACCGGTGAGCCGAAGATCGGCCTCTTCTTGCCGTTCCGCCAGCCGTGTGGCTAAAAGCCAGGAAGAAGACCAGAATCCATGCTTGTGTCCGACTGAGCAGCGGAAGCAGGAGGCGCGTACGCATTCGAATCCTTTCTTGGGTTAGGTAAGCTGCCTGGACTTACCTTTTGATGAGTCTCGTCGGAGGAATCTGTGGGTGACCGGCGAGCGTTAGCGTGCCGTTTCGATAGGGAACCCCCGGAACTCTTTGCAGGTGGAATCGAACGATCTTTGCTCCTCTTCACCGCCGTACTTTCATCAACGATCTCGAGCGCCCCATCGGAACCTATCTCTATGGACGCAAGATGTACGGGACGATGACGATTTTGTGAGATGCCAGATTTCATTCCTAATCGGACGCCGGCCATGCTGAACCTCGCGCAGATCCGGCAAGCGGCTGACAAGATCGTCTATTCCAAATCACTTGAGACCGCCCTCACCGAGAGAGCCGGATCTTCCCGAAACCCCTATCAGCATTGGTGCCCAGAGCATCTGGGCCACGTATGGCGGCGTCGAAACGAGGATCCGTCTTTCACGGAACCTAATAAGAACGGAGTTCTGTCAGATTCTTGCGCAGAGCCCAAAACAGAAAAGGCCGGCTCTTGGAGAAGTCATCCAAGGGCCGGCCCAAACCAATCAGCCCTCTCTGGGCTTGACAGGTCGCTCCATAT